CTCAAAGAACACGTTGAGTTCTGCTTGGTCGCACTCGGGTTGGACATGGAGAATCCTCCGGAACTTTACGGTATCGTCGGCAAGGTGCCACATCCCCTGCAGAATGTCCACATCCTGCGCGAGTCCCGTCTGATTGCGGTGTGACGAAATAAGATTAACCCGCATTATCGTCTCGCGCGTTTCAAAGTTCCGTGTATTTGACGAGGCGTGCGCCTAGACGTCCGTGCTCGGGCGTTCACGACCTTCAAGTAATCGTTGCGACTCGGCAGCGTGTGGCAGGGGTGAAGCGTCACGCCGCGATCCCGAATCCAGGTCAGGGGTTGGTTCGTCCAGCGCCAGAATTCATCCGCCGTCGCGAATTCGGTAGCCGTCGAAATGTCGGCAATGTCGGTAAACTCTTCGCAAACATCGCGGATTTCCTGCGAACCATATCCATATTCAGAGTCAAAGATCTCCATGCAGTACTCGCCGTAAAAGGGTTCTACGCGGCGACTCTCGGGGTTCCACACTATGGATTCAATGGGGCGAAACGACTGCCAGGCGGTGTCCCACACCAAGAGTCGTCCCTCTACTTTTGCGTATATTTCATCTTGGAAGCGCACGAGGCTCATATTACTTCACGCAACCCTAAAAGAACGACTTGAATTCGCGCGAGCGCGTTCCGGTCACGTTGGGGTTGATGGGATTTGCGATGGGTGCGGGGAAGTCCAGGAGGTCTTTCTGGTTGTACAAGTGCATGTTGATACTTCCGAGAATGTCGTCGACGCAAAAGTTGATGACGCGCTCATCGATTTCGCGTATTTCTTCGCGCTCCTTTCCGGGAATGTTGCGGGAAAACTGCAGAAAGTAGGAGCGCATCACCGTCTTTACGTCGTCAGGGCGCTGGCGGTCAATGACGTGCTTGTTTCCGCTCTTGACCCACACGCGGTAGCGAATTTCTTGCTGAATAAAGTCCATATTTTCATCCGAAAAGTAGGCCTGGTTCAAGGGAGTCGCCGTAAAGATGCGGACGAGCGCCTGTTGGGCGAAGGTTGATCCGTAGGCGAGTTTGGGGTCCTCGTGGTGGGTGTCAAAGAGACGGTACGCCTGCGTGTCGCGGGTCTCGGGGTCGCTGGCGTTGGGGACGTATCCCGTGTGCTGCGGCGCGTTCGGGACAGCAGACTCCACATAAATCTGGGCGAGTTCGCGGCTGGGTTTCGGGTACAGTTCCCCGCGAGTCGTGTTTCCGGCAGCAGCAGACTTTCCGGTGCTCATTATTCAACAGCAGGAATCATTTTCGTGATCTTGCTCGCGTCGGGTTCTTGGGTGATGATTTCGAGGGCAAATGTCGCCTGCAGACTCTTGTTCAGGATCGGTATCACGTACTCTTGCGAAAGTGTTTTAGGATTTCCGTTGTAGGATCGAAGGTAAATGTTGGAGTTTGGGGAGTTGACGAGGGCCGACAGAGTAGCATAGAGATTGCCCATGATGGTCGTTTGAATCTTGGGAACCGCGTTGAAGGAGGTTGCGTATCCAGATGTAGGCAAAATGGCAGTGGTTAAAAAGTCGTTTTTGAGAACGTCGGTGACAATGTAGTTATTGGAAAAGGTCTGAAAGAATGCAGTAACGTTTCCGGATGCCGACCGATCTGAGGCAATCTGCGTTATCGCCGGAAGATAAAACACGATTTCGTCGCCTACTCGCATATCCTTGCTGTAAAACACGTTGGCGTCCGTGAGGGTCGTCATGGATGCGGTGTTTGTGGACACGAAGAACTTGACCTTACCAAAATCGCCCCCCTTGAGAAGGTTCATAGATACAATATTCAAGTTGTCGAGCTGGGAGTACGGAGCGCCTACTTCATCGACCAACTGGAGGTTTGCGTTGGAGAGTTCGTGAAGCGGCGGGTCGAACTTGTAGGCCTCATCGTTCCACGGATATAAATCAACGCACTGTCCTGGATTTCGGGTGAAGGCGTCGTAAAGGGTGCGCCCGGACTGCGCAAGCGTCGCAAACGATCGTTGGACTGCCTGTGCGCCTCCGTACTGCGCCCCATTCAGGGTTCCAATGTTCATGAAGCAGTATGTCTTTACGTGAAACGAGTCTTGGTACACCAGCGGAAGAGCAGCGCCCGTTGGGTCGGTAAAAATCTCGGGATTCCAGGGTTGGTTGGCGCGCACCGGGAGCATGGCCCGAATGAGGCGGATACTACTGACGTTTGAAAAGCGCTTCGACGTGGAGTAGTTGTACTGGCTCGTGGCGTACAGCTTAGGTTGAATATCAATCCCAACCTGTGCCCCGCGCGAGTCGCGAGAATCGTATGTAGGATAATAGGTTACGCGGATGTTTGGATCCGTGTAAGAAAACACGGTGGGCGTGTGAAGAATTGCTCCGTTTGACGTGACGATTTTCCAGCCGTAGGTCGGTTGAAACGTTTGGGAACTCGTCCGAAAGTAGTCGGGAATTCGTGCGCCGTTCGCAGTCTCGAACGTTTGTCTTGCAGTGTTGGCGGGGGTGATGTACGAGTTGCGCGCGCCCGCACCGACAATCACCGCGCTCGTCGGAGTTTCGTATGCTATCAGTGGAATTACAACATTGTTAAAGTAGTACGGAACTTGCGGCCCGTTCACGTCAATGTTCTTCTCGTCTCCAAACGAAAAAACGTTTGAATACGCGTCGGGTTGCACAGTCCAGTCGCGGTACCCAGTGTTTATCAGGACTGTAGCTGTCTTTGGAACGGTTGCAGGCATGGCTTGGATGACGAGGTCATCGTTATGATCGCGGGCGAGATCGGCAATGTCTTCTTGGCGTTGGTCAATCTCTCCGTCGGGGTTGTACGTAGATTGCCGACCAAGCGCCTCGCCCTCTCCCCTCTGCCGGTTCATGTACATTTGGACCATCGGATCGTACTGATAGTCTTCCCGCGCTTCCGTATCCGTCTCGGCAAGAAGGGATTGGTAGATCGCGCGACCGTTATCTCTTTCGCCCATCTATTTGTAGATTATACTTTCAGTCCGCATAAATCCTCCAACCAGAACTCGTTGGGCGCAGTCCGCTCGATCTGGGCAATCTGTTTGCGGAGTTTCTCGAGTTCCGACTGGTGCTTTGCGATCTGCTCTTCAGTTACACTGCTGAACGGAAGTTTCAAGAGGTCGTCGATGCACTCGAGGTCGTGGGACTTGAGTATGGCGCGGCACTGATCGGCAGACTTCTTGCGGAGATCAATGCTGTCCTCGCACATGAGCGTGAGGAATTTCACGACGCTGGAATGCCACGGCATCTTGGCGTTGAGTTCGCTCAAGAGGTGGGCCTTGCGCTTGACGTAGAGGTCGAGGCGCGTTCGGGCGTAGTCTACGAGGATCTCATTGGGCGTCGCATACTTTTTGATTTTCCCCGCAGGATCGAATGCGTGCATATTAGTCGTCTTGAGTTTGTCCGTGAGACCGAGCGTCTTCTCGAGAACATCGACCGCCAGCGAATCGTAGAGCACAATCTCGAAATTTACGTCCGTGTCGGTGGAGGTGTCGGTATAGTCCTTCACGATCTCCTTCTTCTCGCAGTAGGCGTCCAACATCTGCTTGAACTGCGAGGTCCAGTAGCCCACCGGCAGGTCCGTGACGCGCACGGTCTTTTTCGCAGCATTGTAGTCGTACTTTGCCGTCATCACATAATCCGCACCGACCAGTTCGATGCGTCCCGTGAATCCGCGATACCACGGCACGAGGTTGCAGGCCTCAAGTTTGGACACGTCCGCAGTATGTCCTCCGGCGAGCAGCCAGGCCTGGAGCGCGTCTTTCAGGACAGCAGGGTTGTAGCAGGGTATGAAGGTAGAGTACCCCGTGCCAATACCGCGCGACCCGTTCACGAGCAGCATCGGCAGGACGGGCGCGTACCACTCGGGCTCTACCGAGAGACCGTCGTCGTCGCGGTACTTTAGAACGCCGAGATCGTCGTGCGGCACGAGGTGCTTGATGTAGGGTTGGAGGTAGGTGAAGATGTAACGGGAGGCAGCAGAGTCCTTGCCGCCCTCGAGGCGCGTGCCGAACTGACCTTTGGGTACCAGCCACGCCAGATTATTGCTGCCCATGAAATCCTGCGCCATGCCAATGATGGTTTCGTTGAGCGACATCTCACCGTGATGGTATCCCGAGTGTTCGGAAATGTAGCCCGCAAGTTGGGCGACCTTGACCTTGTCTGTGAGTTTGCGCTTGAGGCATCCGAAGAGAATCTTGCGCTGCGAGGTTTTCAGTCCGTCCATGATGTTGGGAATGGATCGCTCGAGGTTGTAGTAGGAGAAGTGAATCAAGTCGCGGTGGACAAATTCCTCGTAGGGCAAACGATGATCGGCGTGCGGTATGACGATATCTGCCGCCGAATGACCCTGCAGCCACGTCTTGCGGTCGTCGGCGCGCGCCTTGTTGAACGCCAGATCTACGGCCAGGTCGCTGTCGGGCGTGTAGGAGAACTCGGTGATGTTCAAATCCTTAAAGTACTCTTGGGCCTCGTCGCGGGTCGAGGTGCCCAGACCCTTGTAATACTGAATCGTCCACCCTGCGCCGGCGGTCGTCTTCCACTGATCGTACTCGTACTGCGTGTAGAACGTCTGGGTAACTTTCGACTTGGTCGCCTTGACGATGGGAGTTGCCATGTAGGCGAGGAATCCGGGAATCTTCATCAGATCGTGCCACAGTTCGTGAAAGAGGTTGACGAGGAGACCGCGAATATGCGAGCCGTCGTAGTCCTGGTCGGTCATGATGAGGACGCGACCGTAGCGCAGACTGGAGAGGTCCTTGTAGACCTTGCCCGACTCGAGGCCGAGAATCTTCTTGAGTTCGGCGATTTCTTTAGCGAGTTCGACTTTCGATGCGCTGGAATCCTTGACGTTCATGATTTTCCCCCGCAGTGGGAACACGCCGAAAGATTGACGCTGAGTCTTCGTAAGACCGCTGAGTGCCATTGCCTTTGCGGAGTCGCCTTCGGTAAGGATAAGGGTGCAACGGGCGGAATTGGTCGCGGTTCCTGCCCAAGCAGCGTCTTCAAGCTTTGGGATGCCATAGATCTTGCTGTTTTTCTTTCCATCGGACTTTTTGTTATCCTTATCGTCCTTTTCTTTTTGAGAAACGATCAGCGTATCCACGAGCTCCAACTTGCTCTGAATCTTCTTGAGCGTTTCGTCCGGCAGCTTACACGTCGAACCAAACGTCGACGCCTTTGAGGTCAGGGTCTCCTTCGTCTGGGAGTTGAAGGATGGGTTCTCAATCTGCGCCGTCACAAAGACCGCAAGGTTCTCGCGGACCATCGACGGTTTGACCTTGATCTTCTTCTTGGTCTCGAGGTAGTCCACGACGTGCGACACAACCTGATTCGTAATGTAGTCCACATGGGTTCCGCCTTTGGACGTCCAGATGCCGTTGACGAACGACACCTGAAGATGTCCATCAATCGGCGTATCGGCGACGACGACGCTCCATCGCTCGTTAGAGTACGATACGACGGGAGTGCTGACAAACTCGGTGGCGTAAACAGCGAGGTCTCGACACTTGATGAGGGCGCCGTTCCAGTGAACCTTGACCTCTTTGCCCACCGTCACGGCAAGATCGGTCGCGCGGCGGCGGAAGAGAGACTGCATGCCCGCACTGATTGACTTTAGACCGAACCGCACCAAATCGGGCGTCCATGCGACCGAGACGTAGGGTTTCACTTTCGAGGCAGCAATCTTGGGCGGGTGCACCACCGTCATGTTGGTGTCCCATGTCTGCGTATACTTTTTGGCGGTTTTCGCATCGACAGTTTCCACCGTCAGCGACGTACCAAAGATGTTGGCGAGTTTGACGCCGTACCCGTTCTTTCCCCCCACCAATTTCTTTTCCTCCTTATCGTAGTTCGAAGACGTGAGCAACTCCCCAAAGATCAACTGCGGAATCCACACCTTGTACTCGGGGTGCTCCAGAATATCAATACCCTCACCGTCGTTCTTCACGGTAACCGTCGTATCGTCGACCGTGATATGAATGTTCTTGACGGGCGCGTCGCTGGCCCGCTGGCGCATCCGCACCACCTGATCGTGCGCGTTGACGACGATTTCGTCGAACAGCTTGTAGAGACCCGGATTGAAATCGGGGATCGAACGGAGCACAAACTTTTCGTCGTCGGCGACATACATGGGATCGGACGGCGCCGTCTCGATGGAACCCACATACGTGTCGGGCAGGCTCAGAATGTGCTCGCGGTGCGTGTGCTTCTTGTACGCTTTCGAAGACATTGTATACCTCACACCCCTCCCACGAAAGTCTGGTTCGTTTTACAGAGAAAAAACGCATTCATGTAAATGCCCCCTCGAACAAAAAAAGTGAAGACTGCTGCCGCAGCAGGAGGAAGTGACGCGGATACCGAACGTAAACCCGCAGTGGAACTGCCGCCGGTGATATTCTTTCTGAAGGTGCGGAAGGACTTTATTCCGGAAAACAGCCTCGAGACTTCTGTTGCCGAGCAGCCAATTGGCGCATCTGCGGGCGGGGCGCAGGAATACTCGGACGTCCTGCGGGAAACACAGGACTCTGCGACTGTTCGCTTCGACGAGTCCGTCATTCACGAGTTGATTTCAAAAATTCAAAATATAACCGAGTATCGGGAGGACACGGTGTGCTTCAATGACTGTCACGCATTTTGTGGAACCGCCTTCTGCATACCGACGCATTACGAGTCGTACACAAATACGTACGGCGGAGAAGGGAACTTTTGCAGCCCCGAGTGCTGCTTGACGTACATATACAGCGATTCCAAACTCACCGAGTCCGAAAAGTGGTACCGTCATTCGCTGGTAGAATCTGTATACGGAAAACTGTACCCCGCCGGGAACAACCTCCACCTTGCGCCCGACCGTAGGGTTTTGCGGATATTTGGAGGAAACCTGGATATTCAGCAGTATCGCGAACTGATTCGGCACTCTACCAAACCTTTGCAACTATCGATGGCCCCCATCCGCCTCTACATGCCGTCGGTGAACACGCAGGTTTCGGCGCGCGATGTAAAGTCTTACGTATCTCTGACTGCCGAAACCGTCCAGAAAGCGTCGCAGCAACTCCGGCTGCGCCGATCCAAGCCGGTCTACGAAGGCACTGCGACTCTGGACAAATGCATTAGCGTTGGTAATGTGTTAAAATGAGGCCAGACACTTTCATTGGAACGAATAATGCTTGGACGTCTTTGGAGCCTTCAGCCGCAGCCGCCGCCGCCGCTCGCACCAGCACTGCCGCAGCCACAGCCCGACGATATTGAAATGTCTGCAGTGATTGAGTGTGAACGGGGCGTGGCGCCTCAGCAAAAGGGAGGGCAGAGTCCACCGTTCTTGACGCGCATGGACGCCGTCATTCACTATGTCGCCTGCTCACCCGCTACTCGCCGACTTTTATCCATTGCCAACCACGACTATTTGCCTTTTGAATTCGACCCGGTGCGCGTAGGAGAGGACATTTACTTCCGCCTCCTGAAGATTGACGCCGACGAAGGCAATGTCAAGAACATTAAATTCCAGTTGTTTTGCAAACAAGGCAACATCCGCCTACTCCAATCGTTTGTAGACACCTGCAACCAGGATTACGAGCGAAAGATGCTCAATAAACTCGGAAATGATCTGTACTACTTTGACCAGGTCGTGGAAGGCAAGAAGAAGCAGCAGCGTTCGAATCAGAACCCTCTGCCGACGGGATTTCTAGTATACACAAAGCACAAGTTTTCCACGACGCGGACGTTTGAAAACGTGTACTTTGAAGAACAGCCCGTTGTGAAGAAGCGCGTCGAGTTCTTCTTGGGCAACCGGTCGTGGTACGAGCGCAAGGGTATTCCGTACACGCTTGGATTTCTCTTTCACGGTTCGCCCGGTACGGGCAAGACGTCGGAAATCAAGGCGATCGCCAACGTCGCGCGGAGGCATCCCGTCAACATTCAACTCTCGGAGATCAAGACCAAGACGCAGCTTCGTCACCTCTTTTTCAGTGACGATATTCATGTATTCAACGGCAACACGCTGGAAAAGTATACGATTCCGATTTCGGAGCGCGTATACATTATCGAAGACGCGGACGCTATGGGAGACATTCTGCTGAACCGCGACTGGAAGCGACCCGAGAAACCCTCTGCTGCGTCCAAAGACCCCTTTGCGCCCGAACTTGACGATGACATTATCAAGGACCCCATCGACCTCGCATTCCTGCTGAATCTGCTCGACGGAACTCTGGAATCGTCGGGGCGTATCGTGGTATTCACATCGAATTACCCGGAGCGCTTTGACAAGGCCCTGATTCGGCCGGGCAGGATCGATATGATCATCGAGTTCAAAAAGTGTTCGTCCAAGATTGTCCGCGAGATGATTATGGGGTTCTACGACCTTGCGACGGTGGAGTGGGATCACTCGGAGCTTGACGGCAAGTGGAGTCCGGCAGAGGTGAATCAGATTCTCTTTCGCAATTTCGAAGACCCCGCACAGGCGATGCGCGAACTCGTGGAGCTCACGCCGGGCGCGAGACTAACCAACTCGGCGGATACAAGCCAAACACCACTGCAATTGCCACTGCTATCGACACTATGAAAAATCCGAAGGCATATATGGAAACTATCCATCCGGTCGTGTTTCCCCCGCCCATGAATCCTGCGAGAATAGCGAGAAGCGGTATGGACCACACGACGCGAAACCATATGGAAGGCGGTTGGGTCACGCCCATTTTGCCCATGATGAACATCAGAGCAACCCACACGACAGACCATGCGAGAATGGCGAGACTGTATCCGACCATGTAAAACATAAACCCGCCGAGATTGCGCACGATCGGTTGAGCAACGGAATCCATGTCTATTTGCACTTCGTTGGTCGCGTCGTCTTCGGGAAGGACAGTGTCGGGAGGAACCACCGCAAAGCTCATTATGTTGTAAACACGACATTTGCTTGGCCGTTGGTAACCTTCAGGAAATTGTAGGACTCGACGTACACCGTCGAGTTGTAGCCCTGAAACTGAAAGTCTAGGTTCGTGGGCGCCGAATACAAGACAACTACATCTGCAGGGCTTACGGATGGAGCGATGCCTGGACCGGGAGATATGGTGGACGCAACGTTGATTCCTGGTCCGGGATTGGAATTAAAGACTGAATCTCTGAGAACGCATAGAGACGCCTGTGTGGTGAGTGATGTTGAACGGACGGGAGGGACCAGCAGATTGTAGTTAAAGTAGGTCTTGTTGAACATGGATCCGTTTACGGTTCCAGACGGCTGCGTAATCGTATCTGGGTCGAGAGCGAACGAGTACAAATAAATTCCGGGCATTAGTTCGGTATCGCCTTTCGAAAATTGGTAGTTCTGTATGCTGCGGAAGAAATCGTAGTTCTTTGTCGGGAACCGATCTTTTCCGTCAAATACCAGATTTCCCTCGACGAGAATATCCTGCTGGTTCATATTGTTGGCAAACCCCGTGCCGGTTGATAGGAATTGTGCGGGAGAATAGACTCCTTCTGACTGAATGTTCCCTTGAAAATAGGCGGGAGTCGCAGGTATTCCGGCGATGACCGGAGGGTAAAACTGATTCTCCCAGTTTGTGTAGTTGTCCCAGTCGTTGATCAGCGTGCGGTCGTAACGCTGAAAAAGAGCGACGACGCGCGTGCAGAGGTTGTACATGGGAATAAGCACATTGTTCAGGCCGTACTGCTTTTCGTTGTAGACATACTTGACTTGAGTTATGAGGAAGGTGCGCTCGTTGGCCGCAACGTATGCCCGTTCCGTGTCTGTCAAGAAGATATAGTTTGCCTCAATGTAGGGATCCAAATTCCAGTTTGTCAGGGAGCTGTTCGTGGGAAACCCGTTGATGTCGGGGTAGGACAGAAAGTTCTGAATACCGCTGGTCAGTGAACCGGGAATGGGGAGAATGCGGTAGTTATAGGGAGGTTTCGAAACATCGTACACGGTATACAACTGGTAAATGTTGGTGAGGGTAATAACAAATTCGATTTCGGTGAGGCGCATGGCGATAAGGGGCAGGGATTGGCTGATTTCTTTACAGAACCAGAACGGCAGAGGGATCTGAAGTTGCCGGCCGCGTATCGAGGGAGCAGGAGTGGTATTCGTCTGGTTGGCGATCGCTTGGGGATACTGATTGACTCGTCCGCGCGCGTTCGCGGGATCGTTCAGCTCTTTCACGTTTCCGACCATCTCGTCAATTACTTCTCGTTTTCCAACGTCTTCCCGCAAATAGCTGAGGATCTTTATCCACTCGCCGGTCATCGTCACCATCGTGCTACCGTTAAAGTTTATGGCGACTTCCTCAATCATGTTGAAGCCGATGTTTTCGCTCCACCGGAATTCGTAAGGGTAGCCGACGGTCGAACCGGGTGCGACGGGGGCAATGGGCGACCAGATGTCGGGCAGAGTCACGCAAAAGTAGCAGTCGTGCAGCAAGTCTGCGTAGTTGGGAACCTTGAAGCGATATGTTGCATTGCCAGCGATAGGAAGAGTCGTGTCGGTAATGTTGCGCGGTTCCAGACGGAAATGCTCCATCGCAAAGTTTGTGGTGCGCTTGTACAGTTTCGTAAAGTAGGACATGGAGGGATTGCCGTTAATCAGAACGTTTTGCGACCCAAAGGCGGTCAGCTGCATAAGTCCACCGGGCATATTATGTATATGCTATGAATAATGTATAGTCCGTTGCCGTATATCATTATTTTCACTCTCATTGCCTTCGTGGTCATACACGCATACATGAGCATGCGATACGGGTACGACTGGATTGGGACTACCACGCGCAAAATGATGGTCCAGAGCGGATTGACCCGCTCGTCGTCGGTCACGGAACTCTACAATATTCCCCGCGTTCCGTACATGGACCGCTTTGAAGCCTTCACGAAAATCCCGAAAATGAAGGAGAATGCTAGATATTAACGTCGAATCGCCTTCAAGATAACTTCAACCTGCGACCGCGCGCGCTTCGGCAAATTGACATGTGCGATGCGTCCGTAAACTTTGAACGATACGGTTCCGTTCCAGGGCGTTCCGTCGGCAATGTAGGGATCGAATCTGGACTTGAGTTCTTGAATCTCGGGGGATTCGTAGGGAATACCAAATTCTTTCGTGAGTTTTTGCAGGACTGCGATGCACTCACGAAGGCGGTCTGCTTTGGGTTTGTCTTCGCTCATTCTTATTACTCTTAAGTAGGATTCCACTTGTTGAAACCGGGCGCGACCTTTTCGGGACGCTGCTGGAACCCATTGTTGTTCGGGCAGCACGTCTTGTTGTCGACGGTGCTGCTTTGACGGCACCCAACCACCGTCCGTACTCCTTGTGCCGACACGTTGGCGCCCAAAAAGGTCGTGTAGGTCGACGAATAAGCCCGCTTCTGGTCGGCAACATTATTCGTGTAGTACGCGGCGTTGGCCCTGCGTTTCAGGTATTCCGTGACTTCAGACGCGCTCTTGAACTTGGCACTCATTATATTTAGACATTCAGAATTTAGTATGGTAAGAATGGCACCTCTTCGTTTTCTACTGGTAAGCACGCACACCGAGCAGGTGACGGGGTACTCGAAGGTATCGTACAACCTTTTGCGGCAGCTTGCGACGCTGCACCCCATCATCAAGATCTTCCACTTTGGGTTTCAGCGTTCGCCTGCGCGCACACCGACTCCGATGCGCGCGCTCCAGAACGTGATTCAGTACGATGCTGCCGCCAACGAGGAACCGCGCGAACAGGGGTTTGGGTTCAACAAGTTTAAAGAGTACGTCGATACCGTCACGCCCGATGTGATTATGATTTACAACGACCCTATCGTCGTGAACCAGTTTTTGAACGCTGTTAAGGATACACCCAAGACGTACAAGATTTGGGTGTACCTCGACCAAGTGTACGAGGGTGCTGACATGGGCCTGCTGCGCAACATTGAGAATACCGCCGACCGCATTCTATGCTTCACCGAGTCGTGGAAAGCGCATCTCAAGACCCGCCTGACGACTGCGACGCTGCCGATCGATGTGATGGAGCACGGCGTTGATTCTATGGTGTTCAAACCTGCGTCGGACGGCGAGCGCATGGCGATCCGCAAGCAGCTTAATCTCGGGATGGACGCGAAAGTCATTCTGAACATTAACCGGAACAGCCAGCGCAAACGTCTCGACCTTTCCATCATGGCGTTCGTGCGTCTCCTGAAGAAGACTCCCGACGTGCCGCTGTATATGGTCTTTATCACATCGGTCAAACCGGAAGGGGGTGCGTATTACAACCCTCTGCAGATTTACCTCAACGAACTCGAGAAGCACGGTCTCGAGGCGCCCAAGTACGGAACGCGTTTGCTCACGATCGACACGACGCCGCCTACGACGTATTACAACGACGACACGATCAACCAGCTGTATAACGCCTGTGATATTGGCATCAACACGGCGAACGGCGAGGGGTTTGGTCTCTGCCAGTTGGAGCACCTCGCGTCGGGGGCGCCGCAGGTGGTTTTGGATCTGGGCGGCTACCGGGCCTTCATGAACGAGGAGGTAGCAGCGTTCGCTCCAATTACCAGTTACGAGTATATGCAGCAGGGTGCGGGTGTGGGTCTCATCGAGCACACGTCGACGCCCGAACTGGTGTGCGATGCTCTCGAGAAGGCGCTAAAGATGATCGAGAATCCAGACACGCGCCAGAAGTGCATCCAGGTCGCCAAGAGCCGACCGTGGTCCAAGATCTGCGACGCGTTTCTGGAGTCGATCATTACGACGAAATCCCCGTAAAGAACTGGATGCTGGTAGGCGTCAGTGTCCCGATACGCAGCAGGCGGTTGGCGTCTCCGAATGCGGGTTCGTCAAAGACGTCTTTGGAATCAGGATCTACGAGGAACACAATGTCTTTGATTTTTATGCGCTGGAGACGCCGTGAGCGCTTGACAATATTGCGGAGATAGGTTTCGTCGCGGTCGTCGTCTTTAAGGTTGGGCTTGTAGGCGAGATCTTCGCCCTTTGCGGTGGAATCAAAGCGCAGACATTGAAGAACGGGTTTTTCGCGACTATGAAGTTTACGATGAATTTCACAGTCGACGGATGCTTGCTTAATGAGTTTAGAAATGCCTTCGGTGATCTTTCCTTTCTCGTACGATACTTCGTAGAGGAACTCGTCGCTGGACAGGAATGCTTCGGGAGCGCGCGCGCCTTCTTCGCTCGGCGGCGCGTCGTAGCGCTTGGTGCGCGTATCTGCCCGGCGAATGGGGACAACATTGAAGGCAGTGACGGAGGACGCCTGCTCTTTGGAAAAAACGGAGAGGTAGAAGGATATGCGAATGGTGCGCTCTTCGAGAGGAATGGTTTGATCGACAAACGTGCTGCCCGACTGGAGAATTTGGCGGGTGGCGTGGGAGCAGAGGCGAATGCCGCGACCAATAACTTGATCGTGGCGGGCGGGATTCCAGTGCGGTTCTGTAACGTGGAGGCGGCGCACGTTTTTCAAGTTGATACCTTCGGCGCCCGACGAGGTCGCCATGAGAATGCAGAGAATGTGCTTGCCGCCGCGTAGCATCATGCTTTCGAACAGCGATGTCGCGTGTTCCGGATATTTTGCTTGAATAGACTTGTAGTCCTCGTTAAAGATGCAGCGCACGAGTTCCTTTTCAATTGGGTCTTCGTCGCCGGTGTACATTGCGTAGGCGGGTTTAGTGGGGTCCATGTCGGGGCTTTCAGAGTACTTTCCACTCTTGTACTGGAACCTATAGCGTTGGTACCCGTTGGCGTCGAGGATGGCGCTCAAAATGCCAAGACCTTCGAGTTCCTTGTACTGCGAGTAGATGAACTGGTTGTTGAAGCCTTCTTCTTTAATGTTGGCAAACATCTTGCGCATCTTGGGCGAATATACAGCGAGTCCGGCGTCGCGGAGGTATTTGTCGGGGTTGGCGCGCAACCTGTCCAGAATCACCGACTTGTCTGCTTCTTTATTTTCGTTTTGAATGTCGTCTTCCGACATCAACTTGCGGAGATCGAGGGGGACTGCGTAATTACACACGAGGCGGGACAGCACGCGGTAGTAGGAAAAGTCGTCGTTCAGACCGCCGCTGCTGGATTTCTTGTTTTCTGCCTGAATCTCTTTCCAGCGGCGCTCGAGGTATATATTGAACTGCTCGTCAGACATTTCGATCTTTTCGAGCATCTTGGCGTCCTCGATGCGTTTGGGCAGCATGCGCTCGTCGCTGCCCTTGTAGTACGAGACAAGACCCTGAATGCGCTTCTGAAAAAGAAGAGCATTCTTGACGTTCAGTCCGTCGATGAAGGTGTTCATAAACTCGGCAAAGTTGGTGGGCAGACATTCGAGATATTCAGTGTTTACATACTCGCGCGCCCCAAGAACTCCACCGGGAAAGGTGGTCGGAAAGGTGGGTCGCACGGCAGAATCCACCCAGTCCTTTGAGTTCTTATATTCGAGCGCACCATCGTACTTGACGGCAATTCGGTCGCCTTTGGCGCTGTAGACCGACCGAAAGTGGGGAGGGTTGCGGGTGACCTGGATGTTCCGCTTGACGCTGTTGAATTCAACGCTGTCCACTTCCGGCATCTTTTGAAAGTAGGTCTTCATACCCGCTTCGTCCCATGTGGGCATTTCCTTGACAGGTATGAGTATGCGCTCAATGGGTCCGCGCAGAAGATTCATAAAATAGGCGATCTCGTTGGGGCGGTTGATTACGGGGGTGCCCGACAAAAGGACAACCTTGCAGTCTTTCGCGTAGTAGATGGCATCGTAGAGCCTCTTGCCGATGGCCGAGTCTCCGATGACGCGCGAGATAAGATTGTGCGCCTCGTCGATGATGACGACGGAATTATCAAACTTGGACGCGATGCGCGGATCGTCTTCGGGCAGCAAGACTTTCACGCTTTCGTTGGTCAAACCGTTGTAGTTGATGAAGCTGTATCGGGTGTCGATGATTGCGGAAATTTGCGCGTCGATTCCGCGCCGCACGTCGAGAGGCAGCGTGTTGTAATTGGACTCTTTTCCGGGAACCGTGATAAAGTAGCGACCCTGCTTCCGCAAAAAGTCGTCGGGGATGCCCATCGCGAGCGCGGGTCCCTTGTCGGCGCGGTTGTGAATAATGCGGGTCTCCCAAAAGTTGTTGTTCATGTAGATAGCGTTGCCGCAGGTGCGAAGTTCTTGTTTAAAGTTTTCCTGTAGGGAAGCGGGGAGGAGGACATAGATCTTCTTGTTGTTGAGCAGCGACTCGGCGACTCCGATGGAGGAGCAGGTCTTTCCGCTGCCGAGACCGTGATATACCAGGAGACCGCGATAAGGCGATTCAAGCATCAGGTAGTCGCGCACGAGTTTCTGGTAGGGTAGCAGCTCGCGGTTCTTGGCAGAACTGCGCGTCAAGCAGACGTCGACGCCTTCATCGTCGTCCGTCTTGTCAAGACTGCGGTACTTTAGGTAGATGCGGGCGATATAGTCGGCGAACGCCTTGCGGTTCGGTAGAGCGAACGCCTCACCAGCCATTGTATCGAGAACGCAAATAAAATGCGCACTCGATACAATATGTTTACATCTATGAGAACTGCGCTGGACGGGGATCCGCGCGTGTGGATGGTGACGCTGTATCTGTTTCTTGTCTCGGCACTCCTGTACTTTAAACCGCCGCTGGTTTTCGACGGCGGCAGGGTCCGCGATTTCGGAGCAGGTAGGAAGGAATCTACGGTGTTTCCTCTATGGTGGTGGATTTTTGTCCTCGCGGTGGTTTCGTACCTTGCCGTCCACTATCTCATGGAGTAACTCCAACAGGTTCTGCAGCGATGGCAGTCACAGCCGGCGTGCTTTCCTGCGCCGCCTTGACTTTGGCGTCCTCGTCCTTCTTTTTCTGAATCTCGGCGAGTCGTTCACGGAACGCCTGCGACTCGTCGAGCGTCGGAACGCAAATGTTTTGTATAGATTGCGAGTACAGCGTAATCATGCCCGAGAACGAAATAAGGGCGATGAGGTACGCTATGGATACCCACGAAACCCCAAACACTTCGTCAAACTTGGTGCGGACGTAGCGAACAGTGCGAATGAAAATCCACGCTAGCATCGGATAGAGTGCCCATACCGCAGAGTACGTTGCCGATTTGGATGCGTCTAGTTTTCCACACGCATCGTACGAAACCAACGAAGACAGACCGAGTCCCAATATGAAAAAAAGAATGTATATACCTCCGCTTATAGCGAGTAGAGCAGGTGCGTCCCTATACAAATTCGTCTCCATTACTCATTGGGAAGACGAACTTCAACGGTTTCTACAATCGCGGCGAGATCGCGCAATAGAGAGTCGCGCTGGACATATTGAGGTCGCGTAAGTTTCGAACATTCATCTAAACTCTTCCATGCGATCGCCGAGACTTCTTGGCGCATGGAGGATGTAAACACCTGGCGCAGGTCGTGGGGTTTAGTCAGCAGTCCTATAAAGTACTTGTGACGGTACGGAACGTTGTTTGTTCCGCGAAACGTCTCTTCCAGTTCAAGACCGGTGGCAATGCAGTATTCGGTGCGAAGAATGTTGGTTTCTTCAAAGAACTCTCGCTCTGCGCAGCCCTGATCGGTTTCGCAGCGCAGACGGCGCCCTTTCGGAAACCCCCACTCGGGTTCTACAAACCCAGTGACTGCGGCGTCTACGATTGATTTGACCCTGCGGAACTTTTCGCGAGCCTCGTGAAATTCCTGGTCGCGACGCTCGATGATGCTATTCCCCCACATTTTTGTCCAGATCGACGCAAAGTCTTCCGTCTGTAGCCGCTTGAGTTCGCTCTGTGACGTGTTGGAGAGCAGTGTGTTCACATAGTCTGTATTGGAGGGGTCGTACTTTCCGCGAACAAACTCTGCGAACGACATGCTATCCTTGCGTCGCACCATGAGTATTTCAAGGGTGTTTGCGGACGTCGGGAGAGACATGTCCGATCGTGTGCTGTCGCGTAGAAGCATGATTCCGCAAGAGAGTATGGGTTCTTTGCAGTCTCGAAAGGGGTGGCCGCGTAGACCGCAGTTGTTACAGAAGATATTCACAGTGTTCATGCAGTTACAGTTATATCCACCTACGTCTTTGTCTTT